GGTGCTTGTTTGTATGTGTGTTCAGAGAATGGAAGAAAAGATATTCCTGACAACGCACCAAAATTATTCCAACACCAAGAACCAACTTCAAGCCATTCGTGTTCCTTGACAGAAATAGTGACAGAAGGTTTGTGTTCACAATAGTTGTTTGCAATCTTCAACCACAATTCTAGTTGTTCTAGTGCTGACATATCATTTCTACAAACTGCATTGTCTGGACTTTTCATAGGAAATGAAAATACTGTGACACTATCCGGTGACGTGAAGTCAGGTTCGTTTGGAATATTCATGTCACGCATAAACTCAGTTAACGGGTCTTTGTTGTCTCCTCTTACAGTACGAATAAAGTAGTCGTTGTGTCTTGCGTGAATACCAGAAGCAGCATCAACCAACTGTGACACGGTTCCTGATGGTTTGACACAAGTGACAGCAGTACTTTGATTAATACCTATTTCGGCTGACAAATTTTTATTGACAATGACTGCTCTTTCTTTAAGCCATTGCAATTGTTCTTCTGACGCATTGTAAACAGCAGGACAATCCATGATTCCTGTAAGTGACACACCAAGCAATCTTTCTTCTTCAGTAGTATCTTTCCAACGCTTGCGAAGATAATTGAAGTTAGTTAACGTAGCTTGAAATGTTCCTAAGATCGTAGCAATTCTAACTTTATCTAAAATTGTTTCTATCGTGTCGTTGTATCGACAAACAACTTCTGACAAGTTACAGAACTGATAAGGTCTAAGAATAATTTCACAACAAGGATTAGTTCCAAAATCTATTTCTCCGTTTCTTCTGTTATTAGAAGAAGCTTTTTCTTTTGCAGAAATCCTGTTGAAGATACCTCGTTCACCGCTTTTGCTTTCATACAGTGACAACCATTCTTTCATAAAGATACCAATATCAGGTTTCTCTGTGTAACAAACAGAGTTGTTAGCCAAAGCTCTTTGAGGATTATCTACCCACCATTCTCCACTCTTAGCCATACGCATTCGTTCGTCAGTAAGGTTTGACAAAGATATAAGTGCAGACCTACGTACTCCACCTACAACAACAACTTGTCCAATCTTACACATGATATCGTGACATTCGATTGACGTTAACTTTCTACCTTTAGCTTTCTTGAATGTGTTGATTGTAAAATCAAACAAGTCAATAAGAGGTTCAGGTCCAGAAGCTCGTCCACCGAAAGTTTTAAGTCTTGCACCAGCCGGTCTAATCTTTGACGTATCTATTTTAGGAATACGATTGGTGTACAAAAAAGAAATGAGATCACGTAACGCTCTTGCCCATCCTTCCTTAGAATCTGCAACAGAGATAAGATCATCAGAACTTTCAAAATCAATATCAGGAATAGTAGGAAGTTTGTTGACATATTGTCGTTCAACTGAAAAACCTACACCAGTTCCATTCATAAGAATATACAAACACTCATCAAAAGATCGTGGTGAATCAATAGGAAGATAAGAACAGTTATAACCAGCAATGTTCTCTCTTTTAAGAGCAGGACCGGCAGTCATCAATGCTCTCATTGACCCAAGAACTTCAAGTTTTAACATAGAAGTTTCTATCTCAGAATACATATCATCTGGAATAGTGTAGTTGTAATTGTCTTTAAGGTGGTCTGACATAAATGACAGATACCTATCAATAGTTTCTTTCCAATTTTCTCTTCTTTCTTCTTTATCTATCCAACGTGAATACCGAGATAGATGTATAAAGTTTTGATAATCTGTTGGTAACATGTTTATTCTACTCCCTCTGTAAGTTTGTTAAGATACCAAGAAGATTTTAACAAGTCTTCTTTTGGTTTTCCCTTATGTTTGTACCTTATAAGATACTTCAAAATATTACCTTTTAGGTAACCTCTAAACTCTTCGTCAGTCATAGAAGCTTGAATGATATCAATAGCTTCTAGACCTTGCATGTTGTAATGTTTAGGATGATTAATGATATCCGCTGCCATCAGGCGGTCCTTTCGCTTTATCTAACAGTTTAGGTAAAAGTTCTACAACATTATCGCCCATTTGATTAAGGATAGATTGCGAACCTTTTGTATAAACTTCCATCAAAGATTCTTGAAGTATGCAAAAGATTCCTTGAGAAATTACAAAAGACATAGATTCTCTTGGGTCAGAATTGTCAGTTGTATCAACAACTTTTACACTGAAATAACCGTCATCATCATCGTCTTCTTCTTCCATTTCTGTAAAAACTCCGTTATCACTTAACGGATTTTTTTTATTATCTTCAAGAATAATGTATATCCTATTAGGTTTTAAATCTTTCTCCTCTTCTTCAATCATTTCTTTTATTTCTTTTTCTTCTTTATCCATTCTTTCGGTATCCTTTCTTTAGAAAATGTAAAACCATTCTTACTGCACCAATCACCATACGTTGTTTTAGATGATCTTGAAAGTCTGTTGAACGGAGTCATAAACACAAACCTAAGATCAATGTCTGGATGCTGATCTGCTACACGAAGATGTTTTACTCTGTCAGAAGATGTAAACCTTCCTTTAGTTTCTATGTAGATATCATAATCTGGAAGATAGAAATCAGGAGTATACACTCTAGGCTTTGGAATCCAAGATAGCTTTTTGGTTTCGTACTCATAGTCTATGTTTCTTTCTTCAAGATCACGCGCAAAGTCTCTTTCAAACAAAGAACGAAACCTGTAATCTTTGTACTTCTTAACCATGTTACGGTCTGTAGATACGAAGAAGTTTGGTAATTCTGTTCTTAAAATACTTGTAAGAACGAGGTGATACTTCAAGAAACCTTTGTTCATTGTACGAATCAAAGTCTCCTTTTGCAAACACAACAGTTCTTTCGTTTTTTAACAACTCTTCCAAACTTCCTATATCTTCCTTCATCTTATCTGTGTTGTATCTGAACTCTTTGTCATCCCAATAACAACCTATCTGATCACCATGAGACTTCTTTAATCTTATACCTATTCCTTGATCAGAGTCTCTAAGAAAGGTAGCTAAAGCGGTTCCTCCAGACTTTTTGTCGTTCTCTAAATACGCAAACACTACGTTGCTGTTGTTAATGACATCTTCTGTAAGAACCTTTTGTTGAACGTAAACAGGCATCTACATTAACTCGTTATCTTTAACATTGTTAACGTGATTTGTAACAATGTTTTCTGAAGAAACTTCATTCAATCTTCCTGTACTTGCATCGTAGAACAAAGTACTGCAAAGACCAGTTACTCCGCTAAACCTGTTTTTAATGACACGTACTTTTGTTGTGTTCCTTTCAACAGGACAATCAGCTTGACCGTTTCGTTCCAAACCTAATACGATATCACTTAGCTGACCAATACTGTGTGAGCCTCTAAGGTGGTTCAATGACAACTCTTTACCTTCTTCATGCGAACCATCTTGTGTTCTCCTCAAATGGCTTGCAATGATAAGACAAATATCAAGTTCTTGAACAAGAGTACGAAGCTTAGTCATACACTGATCTATGTTCTTTCTTTCATCCATTCCGAACTCTTGAGAACTTACAAGAATAGAGATATGGTCAAGAATGATATACTTACATTTAAGTATCTTTACCATATATCTTATTCTGTTGATGATGTTGTCAATTGCGTTAGAACCGAAATGGTCAAAGAAAAACACTCGACCGCTTCCTACAGTGTTGTCGTAAGCGTCTTTGTATTCTTCCATTGTGTAGTCTGCATCAGGAAGATGATAGTTCTTGTTTGAGTGAACCCCCATCAAAGCTTTAGCTGTAGTTCTGATAGGTTCTTCAAGGAACATAAGGCCAACATTGTTATCAGTATTAGAAATAATATGATAACAAATTTCTCTCATAAAGCTGGACTTACCAATACCTGTTCCTGCACAGATGCAAACAAGTTCTCCACTTCTTAAACCGTAAGTGGATTTGTTAATGCCATTGTAAGGATAGCTAACAATAGCCTTCTCTGGTCCTTTTAACAACTCATCCCAAAGACTGTCACCTGACACAATACCTTCCGGTGTGTATCTTTCAGCGTTCCACCAATCCTGTTTGAACTCAGCTACCTTACCTTTAAGCAGATATTCGTTAGGGTCTTTGTAGCGCATACGAACAACAGAAGCTTTAGGAGCAAGTAACTCAGAAGCTACTTTAGATGCAATCTTTCCTGCATCGTCATTATCAAAACATATAATTATGTTCTCAAACTTGTTAAGAAAATCATAATTATCGTTGATATCTTTTTCAATTGATCCTGCACCTGTTCTCACAGAAATAAACGGCCACTTGCTATCAAACATTTGATAAGCTGACAAAGCGTCTATCTCACCTTCACAAATAGTAATATACTTTCCGCCATTCCCGAAAGCCTGTTGACCAAAGAACCCTGCTTTAGAAATGTGTCCTTCTATCAAGAAATGCTTAGGAACAAAACGTATCTTACTTGCAATGTGAAAACCACCAGAATCGTAATAAGGATAGATATGCACAGACTTTCCTTTGACAGTCTTTTGCATAACATTATACTTAACACAAGTTTCTTTGTGTATTCTTCTGGACTCTATTGCAGACACATCACCCAAAGTAAGGTTGTTGTTTTCTACAACTCTAATGTCAGAAGTGTCATTTTCAGGCAAACTAGCTTTCTTACAAGAAAAGCAATAAGTCCCACCATCCTTGTAGATTGTCAAGGCATCACTTGAGCCACAATCAGGACAAGGTTGGTGAGTCTTTTCGTACTTACTTTCATAATTCATCAGTAACTTCCTCTACTCTTGGTTCCACTTCAACGTGAGTAAAATACTTTAAACTGTTGGAGTACTGAAACACTCTAAGTCCAGAGCCTTTATTGGCACCCTTCCAACAAATGTTTTTATAATCACAATAGGCACAGGCTGTACTCAATACATAGTTGCCCTGAACTCCGAGAGGTACGGGTTCATAGCACTTCTCAGGGGGCTTGTCAAGCGAAATAACCTTTTTCAAGTGCTTTATTCTGTCCGTAGCGTTTATTTTCGTTAGCTCGTCCACCATCATAAAAGTAATGTCGCCAGTGCTTTTGTCAAACGCAAGAAAGCCGCCTTCAAGAACATTCTTTGCGTCCATGTACCCACTAAGCTGACCAATGTATCCAAAAGGATCGTTTCCTAAAAGTGTTCTTGTTTTAAATTTTCTAAAAGCGCGAGTAGAAGCAGATTTAACATCAACAACAGCACCATCTATCATAGCGTCAATGTGACCTGTGATGCCTTCTATCTTTACCTCTTCTTGTTGATTAGTTACTTTGTGTCCTGATTCAGCAGCAAGAAACAACATCAAAGCTTCTACTATATTACCGTAAAAGAATTTTAACAACAACTCTGGAGGATGCTTGACTTGATTCTTGTTGTGTACATCGTACCAAATCTTTCTGTCTTCTTTACCTATGCTGGACATACGAAGATAACCAGAACGAGACTTTTCTTTAGGATTAAGAAAATTCTTTAAATCGTAAGTAATAGCTTTAAGAAAGATGTCGATATTATCTTCATCTATATCAACCTTACCTTCAGATATAAGATTCTTTATATCAGGTATTAAAGTATGAATTGTTTTCTCAACTGTCATTAATATGATCTTTCTTTTTTGAAACTTTTCTTTGTTCTTTCCTACGTTCTTTTATTTCAGCTAAACGCAAAGCATATCCTTGCCTATCCCGCAAATTTTGTACCATCTTTGTTTCTTTAGATTCTGTATATTTACTCAATGTTTCTATCCTTTTCTTCAAGTAACTTTTTGTAGAACTCTCCTACTTTTATTATCTCATCTGGCGCAGCATCTGTTTTTATTTGATTAACTTTATTGCAAACCCATATCACATTCCCTATTTCATAGCCTTTATCATTATCAATTCTATCAAGACTTGCAGAATTAAATGCTGGGCCGGAATTTTTATTTACTTTAAATTCAATACCTAAAACAGGACATCTTCGATCTTCATGGGGGAAAATTTCTTTTAAATAGTCTTTAGTTATAGTAAAGGGTTTTTTTAATTTATTTTTATTTCTTTTTTTAGCACCTTTAAATACTATACTAAAAAAGTAGCGACCAAAATTACGATAATCTTCTCTTATATGTTTATTTAACTCGGCGTTACTTTTAGAAGGCATTAACCTATTCCTTTTTCATTTTGGCGGTCCCGGTAGGACTTGAACCTACAACCTATAGATTAGAAGTCTATTGCTCTATCCTGTTGAGCTACGGAACCAGAAAAAAATTTTGAGCAGTTTTACATCGTACTCAGGATGTCTTAGTCTTTTAGTTCAAATAGAAGAGTCATTATG